GGTAGTCGCGCGCGGCGGAGTTTCGCTAGCGACAGAATAACATGAATGTAATTCATCTTGATGACAGTTCAATTTGCCGTATAATCAAAATCGTTGACAAGGAGCAAGTATGCCAAGTACAGGTGGTGTCAAGATCGGATCGTCCTATGACGAGGCCAGAACGCGCAAAGTAAACGCAGAAGCCGAGATCGCTGAACTGGAACTAGCGAAGGTAAGAGGCCAGTTAGTAGTAGCCGATGATGTAGTCAAAGCATGGATGGATGTTCTCGGGAATCTTAAGTCTAAGCTAACTAACATCCCGTCTAAGGCTGCTCCCATAGTAGCGTCTGAATCGGAAGCGGGTATGATTCAGGCCGTTCTGCAAGATCTCATTAACGAATCACTAGAAGAGTTATCAGCCTATGACCCAAAAGTTTCAGCGTCGAGGATTAGCAAATCTGAAGAGTCGCCTGAAGGAAGCGATGACGGTTCTACAGCCGCCGCCAAACCTAAGCGTAAGTCAGTGGGCAGACCAAAAAAGACGACTAGACTCGCAGACTAGTTCAGAGGCTGGTGTCTGGCGTACATCCCGTGCGGAGTACCAGCGCGGGATTATGGACGCATGTTCTGATCCCAAAGTGAAAGAAGTCGTTGTAATGGCTGGCGCTCAGTTGGGTAAGTCTGAGGCGTTGCTTAACATCATTGGGTATCACATCGATCACGATTCTTGTCCCATACTTATGCTTCAGCCTACAGAGTCTATGGCTCAAGCATTTAGTAAAGACAGAATCGCTAATGGCCTCTTACGTGCTACGCCTTGTCTTCAGGGGAAGGTCAAAGATCCACGAGCTAGAGACTCAAATAATACGACTCTTCACAAGGTATTTCCTGGCGGCAGTCTGAGTCTGGTCGGGGCCAATAGTCCAGCAGGTCTTGCGTCCCGTCCGATAAGAATTGTCTTGGCTGATGAGGTTGATCGATTCCCTGCGTCCGCTGGTTCTGAAGGTGATCCTTTAGGTCTAGCTAGGAAGCGTACTTCTACATTCTGGAACCGTAAGATTATTGCGGTATCGACTCCTACGATTAAGGGAGTCTCAAGGATAGAAGACGCCTACCAGAAGTCAGACATGCGGGAATACTACGTCCCGTGTAAGCATTGTGATTCCATGCAGGTTTTACGCTGGTCTAACGTCCGTTGGCAAGATGACGATCCAGACACGGCTGGATACTTATGTGAAGAATGCGGATGTGTCTGGACGGATGCCGATAGAAGATGGTCAGTCCGTAACGGAGAATGGGTAGCAGGCGAAGACTTCAAGGGAGTAGCAGGATTCAAGATCTCTGGCCTTTATTCCCCATGGACTCCTTTAAGTGATGGTGTTCGAGAGTTCCTGTCCGTCAAGAAGAATCCTGAACAGCTCAAGGTGTTCTGTAACACGTATTGGGGAGAATCGTGGGAGGACGAAGGTGAGTCCATCGATGAGCTAAACCTTATCGAACGTCGAGAGCATTACAACCAAGTCCCTGAAGGGGTTGTGATGATCGTCGTTGGTGCAGACGTTCAGGATGATCGTCTTGAATTGAGTTTTATTGGGATTGGTCGAGATGAAGAATCTTGGGTCTTAGAACATGAAATCCTTTACGGCGATCCTTCTACGCCACAGTTGTGGACGGCGTTAGATTCACAGATTGCTAGAACGTTCGAGACAGAAGACGGACGGACATTAGGGGTAAGAGCTACTGCGATAGACTCAGGTGGTCACTTCACTAACACGGTTTATCAATACTGTCATCGTAACTTCTCTAAGAGAGTCTTCGCTATTAAGGGTGTCTCTGGCGAAGGTAAGGCAATCGCTGGGAAACCTAGCAGGAATAACGTGGTCAAATGCAGGCTATTTCCTGTTGGCGTTGATACCGCAAAAGACTTATTATTTGCACGTTTACGCATTCAGGAAGAAGGCCCAGGATATATTCATTTCTCCGATACGTTGAATGAAGAATACTTCCGACAGTTAACCGCAGAAAAGATCATCACTAAGTTCGTTAGAGGCTATAAAAAACGAATCTTTCAGAAGATACGAACTAGAAATGAGGCACTAGATTGCTATGTATATGGGCTAGCGGCCTATGCTATAATCAATACGAATGTCAATACGATTGCGGATAAAATTGACATTAGGGCCAAACCTGAAAAAATAGAAGAAGTCGAGCCAGAAAAGCCTGTTGTCAGAAGACAGGTAATGAGAAGGCCCAGAACCAGTTACGTTAACTCATGGCGGTAGCATGGCAAATCTTTTCGATAGAGATAATTATCCGCTTCAAGAGCCAGAAATATTAGTATTAGGTGATCGTTGGGTTTGGAAGCGCACTGATCTCGTTTCCGACTATCCTACTGATACTTACGCACTTACTTACGAATTTCACGAAGACTCTGGCGGTGGCGGAAGTCACAAGTTCACAATCACTGCTACTGAAACTACTGATGCTTATATCGTAGAGGTTGCATCTGCAACAACTGATGGATATAGCGCAGGCGAGTATCAGTGGTATTCATTTATAACCCGATCATCTGATTCCGAGCGTGTAGCCGTTGATAGCGGCTTTAGCACACTGAAGGTTAACTTCGCAGACACTAACGCAGATCTGCGTAGTCACGCAAAGAAAGTCTTGGATGCAATCGAAGCGGTTATAGAGAATCGTGCAACGATAGATCAAAGCTCATTCAGCATCGGCGGAAGAAGCCTTTCGAGGATGTCTCCAGACGAGTTGATGGAGTTTAGGAATCGCTATCGTGCGGAGTACAACGAAGAGTTAAAGAAGGCTAAGATCAGAAACCATAAACCAACTGGCAATATGATTGGAGTCAAATTCTGATGGCTTGGAATCCGTTTAGAAAGAAGGATGCAAAGAAAGCTATCAAACTTTCTCAGCGTTCGTTCAAGGGCGCGTCTACAGGAAGATTATTCTCTGACTTCTTTGGGCCTGCGACTAGCGCCGATCAAGAATTAAGACACGCCTTAGTAACTCTTAGAAATCGTTCCCGTGAATTAGCTAGGAACGATGCTTACGTTGCGCGTTATCTTAATCTTCTGAGCGCCAATGTTGTAGGACATAACGGCGTTCGCGTCAATATGAAATCGAGAAACGAAGATCAATCTCTTGACGTTGTTGCAAACAACATCATTGAACGATCTTGGGCTAGGTGGTCAAAGAAAGGGAATTGCACAGTTGATCGACAGTCTAGCTTTCTGGATTGCCAGAAGATGTTTATTGAAGCACTTGCTAGGGATGGCGAAGTTTTAATCAGACATCAGCGAGATCCTAGTTCCGAATTCGGTTTTCGGATTCAGTTTCTCGAAGCCGATCATTTAGTAGATACGAAGAACGAGGTCTATACGAACGGTAATCGTATCGTGATGGGTGTCGAACTGGACGAGAAAAGAGTTCCAGTCGCTTATCATATGTACAAAGATCATCCGAATGATTACGGGTATTCCCAGAAAGCAGAGACGATCCGAGTCCCTGCTGATGAAATCATTCATGCATTTATGAGGCAGCGACCAGAGCAGACTAGAGGTTATCCGTTTGCAGCTTCTGTTATGTCATCCATCAAGATGCTTAACGGGTACTACGAAAGTGAACTGGTAGCATCAAGGGTTAGTTCCGCCAAGATGGGATTCTTCACGAGTCCTGCTGGTGATGGCTATGTTGGTGATGACGTTCAAGATGAATACACACCTATCATGGACGCCCAGCCAGGAACCTTCGAGCAACTGCCTGCGGGAATGCAGTTCCAAGCCTTCGATCCTGCACATCCTACGACTGCGTTTGAGTCATTCTCTACAGCCATGCTAAGAAGTATAGCTTCAGGATTGAATATCTCGTATCACAGTCTGTCGAACGATCTATCGTCGGTTAACTACTCATCCTTACGTGCCGGAAGCCTTGAGGATAGAGATCAGTACCGAATGCTACAGAAGTTCATGATCGAGCATTTCGTTGAGCCAGTATTTAGAGCTTGGTTAACTCAAGCAATGACCACTGGTATTAACTTGCCCATCCAAAAGTATGACAAGTTCGCTGATAACGTATCTTTCATACCGCGGTCTTGGGGATGGGTTGATCCTCAGAAAGAGATGATGGCGAACATCCAAGGTCTACAGAACGGCATCGTTACGTATCAAGACATTGAGTCTAATTACGGAAGAGACGTAGAAGAGCTTTTCGAGCAGCATGAACGTGAAGAACGACTTGCACAGCAGTATGGTGTGAAGACTGCATTCCAGCCATTCGGTGTGAAGATGCCAGTTGAGCCAGAAGTTCAAGGTGATGAAGATGGCGAGTTATAAGCCAACAGAAGGGATGGTAGAAGAGGCTCGTAAGGGTCTTGATTGGCGTTCTGAGTTTGGTCGAGGCGGAACCGAAGTAGGTATCGCTAGAGCCAGAGATATCGTTAACGGTAAGAACCTTTCGGAAGATACTGTTAAGCGGATGTTCTCGTTCTTCTCGCGTCATGAAGTTGACAAGAAGGCGCAAGGCTTCCGTCCTGGCGAAGAAGGCTATCCATCTAACGGCAGGATTGCTTGGGCTTTGTGGGGAGGAGACGCAGGTTTTAGTTGGTCAAGAAAGATAGCAGGCCAGCTAGATAATAATCGTGCGTTGACAGGCCCAATGAAGAAAGCCCTAGAAAAGAAAGTAGAAGATCATAACGATTCTGTTAGGGCTGCGAATAAGAAAGTAAACATGAGAATGTTGACTGCGGTATTCAATCGCGGTGTCGGCGCTTATAAGACAAATCCGGGGTCTGTAAGGCCGAATGTAAGCAGTCCTGAACAGTGGGCGCTATCCAGAGTAAATAGTTTCTTGTATGCAGTGAAGAACGAAAAGTTCCGCAGCGGAAAGCATGATACTGATTTATTTCCTGATGGGCATCCATTAAAATCGAAAGGTGAAAAACAAGAGATCGTAGATATGGAAAGACATATCATCAACGTCGAAGAGACGGAAGACTCGTTCATCATTGAGTTTGGCAAAGGTGAGATGGAAGTCTCAGAGCCAGAAGAAATGGAAGAGTCTGAAGAACGCGATGAAGAATATGAGGCTATGGCTGAGGCTGTAGCTGAAAGATTCAACGCAGATGAAATTGTATATCGTTCGGTAGAGCTTGATCGAGGTTATATCGATGAAGAAAAGCGAACGGTACGAATTGGTGTATCTAGTGAAACACCAGTCGAAAGAGAATTTGGCTTAGAGGTCTTAAGCCATAAGAAAGAAGACATCGATATGGAATTTATGTCTTCAGGACGAGCACCCCTTCTTAACAACCATAAGATGGATGAGCAGATCGGTGTGATTCGTTCCTATTACCTTGACGAGTCGCAGCGGCGTACCGTTGCGATGGTGGAGTTTGGAAAATCCGCCTTGGCTCAAGAGGTTTTTGAAGATGTGAAAGCTGGCATCAAACAAAACGTTTCTGTCGGTTATAGCATCAATCGAATGGTTCGGACGAAAGGCGAAGACGGCAAAGAATACTACAGGGCAAGCTGGACACCGATGGAAGCATCGATTGTTTCAGTTCCTGCGGATTCTTCACGTTTAGTCGGAGTAGGCCGATCAAAAACTCAACCCACTAATGAGGTGAAAACAATGACTGTTGAAGAAAACTCAGTCGATGCTCGTCAAGTAGGTGAAGAAGCCAAGGCAGACGCATTCCGTTCTGCTGCTGAAATCATTGCACTTGGAAAGCATCACAATCAACGCGATCTGGCTGACAAAGCAGTAGAGCGTGGTGTAAGCGTAGAGCAGTTCCGAGGCGAACTTCTTGAAGCTATCCGTAACGACAAGCCGCTTGAAACTCCTGCTGTAGTTGACGTTGCTCCTTCAGAGCAAAAAGAATACAGCTTGCTTCGAGCAATCAAGGCTGCTTCATCTGGTGACTGGCGTGATGCTGGCTATGAGCGTGAAATCTCTGACGAGATTGCCAAGCGTTCTGGCAAGGAAGCTCGTGGCTTCTACATCCCTGCCAACATCAACTGGGGCCAGCGTGATCAAACTGCTGGAACGAATTCACAAGGTGGATTCCTCGTATCAACCGATCACTTAGCTGATCAGTTCATCGAAGCTCTCTATGCACGTTTGACCATTACTCAATTGGGCGCTCGCGTAATGCAGGGTCTGAAAGGTGATGTGAGCATTCCTAAGCTGTCTGCTAGCGTAACTAACTCAGCATTCGTTGCTGAAGGTTCTGCTCCCAGCGAAGGCGCTGCTACGTTCGCACAGGTCACAATGTCTCCTAAGACACTTGCGGCTTATGTTGACGTAACTCGTAAGCTCATGATGCAAAGCGATCCTTCAGTTGAGCAGTTGCTCCGTAACGACATCGTTAACACTTTCGCACGAAAGATTGACGAAGTTGCTATCGAAGGCGGCGGTTCAAACGAGCCTACTGGGATTATCGGAAACGGCAGCACTAACGTAGTTGCAATGGGCACTAACGGTGCAGCAGTAACTTACGCTAAAGTTGTTGATCTGATCAAAGAAGTAGAAGTTGATAACGCAATCATCAACGACACTGCTTTCTTGACCAACCCCAAGGTCATCGCTGCACTGCGAACTGTAAGCAAGCAGTCATCTGGTGTTGAAGGTAACTTCATCATGGATCCTGATGGCACGGTTCTCGGTCATCAAGTAGCTTCTTCAACGCTCGTTCCTTCTGACTTGTCAAAGGGAACTGGTAGCAACCTTTCAGCATTGATCTATGGCGACTTCAGCCAAGTAATGCTTGGGTTCTACTCAGGTGTTGATGTAGTAGTTGATCAGGCTAGCCTGTCTACTTCTGGCGGAACCCGTTTGGCGTTCTTCCAAGACATGGACATTGCCCTCCGTTACCCCGAATCTTTCGCGGTAATCAAGGACATCGTAGCCAGCTAATAAGGACGGGGAGCTTCGGCTCCCCTAACTTATGAGGTTTATTATGGAAATCGTTATCAAATTACCTTGCCATGTCCACGGCGTTCCTAGAGCAGTCGGTGACGTGGTATTAGTTTCAACCGCAGAAGCTAGGCAGTTCATCAGCTCTGGTCATGCCGCGGAAATGAAAGCAGAGAAGAAAGAAAAGAAGACTAAGAAAGTCGAGAAGTTAGCTGAACGATAATGGCGCTAGAATTCGATGCAGATTTCGACGGATACTTTGATGCTGATTACGGGCATGGTATCTCGTGTACATACACCCCAGACGGTGGGTCTGCAACGACGATTAAAGTTATCTTAGATCAAGAATACTTAGAGGTTGATGGAGCAACGGTAGGTGTTAATAGTTCAAACCCTATCGTATACGGTAAAGCTAAAGATCTGCGAAACGCAGCCTATGGCGATCAATTAGATTTCGCAGCAATCACAGATCTCGATGGGAATACAATCAAAGCGGCTGCAAGTTACAAGATCACATCAGTTCAGCCAGATAATTATGGAATGGTTGTTCTTGCCCTTACGGAAATGACAACTGTTGTTACATTGAATGGAGAAGATATCAACGTAACGGATCTATCAGAGCAGTTTGTTGAGGTTGAATAATGACTGATCATGTTCGACAGCAAATCAGAGATAGGATCGTTACTAATGTCACTGGGTTGACTACAACTGGAACTAGAGTATTTCGTTCTCGCGTTTATCCTTTGAATGCTGATACGATGCCAGCGTTGCTAGTCTATTCCACATCAGAAGATTCTGATATTGACGTTATGGGATCTCCTGGCGTTCTGAACAGGACAGTTAATATCGCAATTGAAGGTTACGTCAGAAATATCACTGTCTACGACAACAAGATTGATGATATTTGCAAGGAAGTTGAGACAGCCATGGCTGGTGATCAAACCATTAATGGATTGGCTAAGAACAGCTTCTTGTCATCAACGGAGATAGAATATACTGGTGAAGGTGATCAACCTATTGGTGTAGTTACTCTGAATTACGTTGTACAATACCGAACAGTAACTAACGCGCCAGATACGGCGGTATAGGTGATATATGAAATTAGTAAGCCCTGATGGGAAACTAACAATTGATTGTCATCCTTCAAAAGTTGAATCAATGATCAACAAGGGATGGAAAGAAGTTTCTAAGGCGAAGGCAAAGCCAGCGCCAAAGAAAGAAGAGAAACCTGAAGAGGAATAACAAATGGCTACACATATAGGACGAGATGGAATCATCAAAGTCGGCTCCAATGCGGTAGCCGAATTGCGATCTTTCTCTATCGAAGAAACTGGTGACACAGTAGAAGATACTGTGATGACTGATACGGCTAGGACTTATATTTCTACGCTTACGTCATTCACTGGTTCCGCTGATGTATTTTGGGACGAGACCGACACGAACGGACAAGGTGCGCTGACAGTAGGCTCTAGCGTAACGATCAACTTCTACCCAGAAGGCGCTGACAGTGGTGACACTTATTACACTGGTACAGCTTTGGTAACTGGTGTTACTCGTTCTGCATCCTTTGACGGAATGGTTGAAGCATCAATCACGCTTCAGGGATCAGGTGCATTAACGGCTAGCACCGTTTAATGAGTAAGTTAATAGATACCGCGATTTCGCATTTTAGCAATCGTGAGATCCGTAGCTTAGAGATTCCCGAATGGGAAACTACTATCTACTCAAAGAACCTTACTCTTGACGATAAAGCCAGATGGCTAGCCAGGGCTAATAATGACGGTACGGATTATATGATCTATGCCGTCATCCTTGGTGCGACTGACGAGAACGGTGATCAGGTCTTCGGCCTAGAAGATAAGGTCAAACTTAGAAAGCAGGTTGATCCTGATATCGTTGCTCGAATAGCCAATTTCGTTCTTCAAGTTGAGACTGAAGAGGATCGTGAAAAAAACTAATTGATGCTCAAGGAAATCCGTCTGGTCTGTACATGATGTATGAGTTGGCAGACCACCTTGGGCAGCCTCTGAGTACGATCTTGTCGATGACGGAGAACGAGTATAATCACTGGTGGACGTTCCTTAGACTTAGACAAGAGCGTATAGATGGCGAAAGCAGAAGAAATCCTCATAGTAGCCAAGGGGCAGGACGACGCTAGTCCTGTAATGGACAAGGCTGCTAAGTCCATTAAAAACTTTGACAAATCTATGAAAGACACCCAGCGTGGGTTTAGGCTCATGCGTGGCGGTGCTGCTCAACTTTCCATGCAGGTTCAAGACGTTGCCGTTCAGTTGCAAGGCGGCACTAACGTCATGACCGTCTTTGCCCAACAGGGTTCACAAATCGCTTCGTTATTTGGTGCTGGTGGTGCATTCATCGGTGCTATCTTGGCTGTTGGTGCTGCTATCGGTGGCACACTGCTTCCCAGATTATTTGAAACCAAAGATAGAACTAAGGAGTTGCAAACGGCCTTAGAAGATATCAGTGGTGTGATGTCTGAGAAAGCGGCTGGTAGTGCTGATTTACTGGGCAAAAAATTTGCAGAACTTGCTAAGAGAAATGTAGAGCTTGCTAGAGCAGAACTACAAGTTAAATATGTTGCCGCTTTAGAAGCTGCCCAGAAAGCAAACGAAGAATTCAAGGAAACAGCCAGCGAAATAGTTCCTTCGGATCTTCGTCAAGCAGCTAGGTTAATTGGCTTCCCCATGGAAACCACTGCCGAAAAGTTCGGCATAGCCGCTGAAGAAGGGGAAACACTCAGGCAAAAATTCGATGATTTGGTGCATGGCGGCGAAGAAGCAAGACTTGAGTTTGCAAGGTTTGTCAAACAGTTAGCAGATTCTAAGCCGCTTAAAGATTTAGACCCAGATCTTGCACAGCTCAATAGATCTTTAATCACGAATAGAGATGCTGTAGATCAGGCCGCAGAAAGATTAGCTCTGCTGCAAAGGATCCTTGGTGATTTGCCAGAGATCGCAGAACAAAGCTCTGAAGCTACGGTGGAGCTGACAAGCAAGCAGGATCAATTCTCAAAGAGTTTAGATAAACAATTAGAATTGTTGGGCGCTACAAAGCAAGAAATGCTCGAATATCAAGCTAGAGAGCTTGAACTAGCCCAAGATACTAGCATCCTTGAAAAGATACAGGCGATCATTGATAAGCAAGCAGAGCTTGACGAGCAAAAAGGTATAGAAAAACTCCAAAAGAGTTTAATGACCAAAGAAGAAGCGCTGAAGGCTAGTTATGATAAAGAACTAGCACTTCTTGAGTCTTTTGGCGCTAAGTCTGTTGAGAATGCAGAGCTTGTTGCTGATCTAAAGATTAAAGCAGAAGAACGTTTCGAGAAGAAGAAGGAGGATCTTAGGAAGCAAAGCAAAGACTTCGAGGACAAGACAACAAGAGAACAGGCTCAGATGGTCTTAGATAATCTTGGCGGTATGTTCCAAGGTGTCAAGGCTAATAACAAGAAGATGTTCGCGGCACAGAAAGCATTCAACATAGCGCAAGCTATTATGTCTACCTATACGGGTGCTACCAAAGCGCTTGAGGCTTATCCTCCGCCTCTATCGTTTGCAATGGCTGCTGCTCAAGTTACAGCGGGTTTGGCTCAGGTAGCCCAGATCAAATCACAGTCATTTGAAGGCGGTGGTTTTACTGGCATGGGATCTCGTTCTGGCGGTGTGGATGGGAAAGGTGGTTTCCCCGCGATTCTCCATCCGAATGAAACGGTTATTGACCATACTAAGGGTCAAGGCCAAGGGATTACGATTATTAATAACGTAGATGCTCGTGGTTCGGGCCCAGAAGTGGATATTAAAATCCAGCAGGCTATGCAGGTAACATCTCAGCGAACAATAGAAACAGTCCAAGATCTGATGAGAAGGCGTAGATTCGTATGACGACTTATAACTTCGCAACAGAGGTTGGTGTTACTCCAACTACGCAGACTTGGGAACTGGTTACTAATACTAGGACTTTTCAATCTCCGTTGACTAACGCTGTTCAGACTACTACTAGAAAAGGCTCGTACTGGAAGACAACGGCTACCTTTAACAATTTGACAGGCGCAGACAGGGCAAATATGCAAGCCTTTTTAGCGAAGTTAGATGGCCAAGTGCATAGGATCTATTTAACTGATTACGGATATGACCGATTAGGCAATGCCCCTGATAGCGATTCTGTAACTGATTTAAAAGTTAAAGGAGCTGACCAAACAGGCGCTAGCGTAATTGCTGACGGTGCAGAACTTTCTACCAGCGACTACTTCAAAGCTGGTGATTACGTAGCTTTTAACAACGAATTTCATATAGTTACGGCTGATTGTGATACTACTGGTTTAGGTGAATTTACACACGTTGATCACAATGGTGTTACTCAATCTGGTATTCCTATTGCTCCTCCGCTGAGAAAATCGCCTGATAACGATGACCCAATCAACTTTGTTACTCCGCTTGCAGTGATGATCGTTACTTCTACTGCGTCGTGGGATACGAGGCCCGGGAAAATATCTAACTTCAAGATTGAAGCCATCGAGGATGTCTTGGCATGACTCGCGGCTTTTCATCAGATGTAAATACAGCTTTACAGGCCCAGAATGTCAACTTGGTGATGTTCGCTAAGTTAGAGTTTCCGTCTGGGACGCTATACGTTCATAACGGGCTTGGTACTTATAACTGGGATTCGCAAGATTGGCTCGGGGTAGGGGATTTAGGTTCTATCTCAAAGGTAGAAGAAGGTACAGACGTTAGCCCTTATGCCATTACTCTTACGCTATCAGGGCTAGATTCTACGATGTCAGGTGCAGCGCTGACTGAAGATTACTTCATGCGTCCTGTTACCGTTTACCTCGGGCTGCTGGATTCCGATGATACATTGATCGATACACCTTCCCAGATCTGGGCAGGACTGATGGATCAAATGAATCTGACTGTCGGGGCTGACGGCGGGGATGCTATCCAGCTTATTGCTGAATCCGAGTTATCACGATTCGATAAGTCAAAAAATCTGATGTATACCAATGCAAACCAGCAGCAAAGATTTGCTGACGATTTGTTTTTCAGCCATATCCACAAGGTTGAGGGCGCTAAGATCAAGTGGGGTGCGGCGTCAGGTGGACAAGGCCCAGTAGATAACCCACAGACTCCAGGCGACATCAAAGAAGCGAATGAGATGAATGGCTGATGATCAAGGTCTTACAAGCCCTCAATAAGTGGGAAAAGAAGGACTTTGATTACGGCTCAGTCGATTGCTGCCAGTTCGCAGGATTCATAGTCGAAGAGCTTACAGGCAAAGACTATCTAGCCGATTTCCACTATACTTCTGAAGCAGATGCTGAATCTATTATTCAAGGATTCGGTGATCTGGAAGACACTGCTGCAAGCGTTCTAGGGACGCCTACAGAGGACATTCAATCCCTTAAGGATGGTAGTCCTGTGATTGTGAAAACGCCCCAAGGCCAAGTTATGGGTGTTAAGCTGGGAAAGACAGCAGTATGTCTAGTGCATAAGGGAATGATTAGAATTCCTTCAGAACATATTGCATCAGGTTGGGACGTATGGGCTGGATAGTACCCGCAATAAAAGGGATATTAATAGGCATAGGTTCAGCCGCTACTCTTGGCGCTGCTGGAACTGGTGCGCTTGCTGCTGTAATAGGTGGTGCTGTTGTTGTAGGCGCTGCATTAGCCGCTAAGAAGGTGATGGGCCTCTTTGAAGTAGAGATGCCCAAAGTCGATACTGATCGATCACGTCAATCTACCGTCAAATCTACAACCGAGCCTTATAAGATTATCTATGGCCAGACCTTGGTTTCTGGGCCTATCGCTTTCGTTGGTACGGCAGGAACGGATAATAAAGACCTGTATTATGCCGTTGCTTTAGCAGGCCATGAAGTCAATGACATCACTGACATGCATTTTGATGATGTTGTCATCTCTGATGCAGATATTGGTGGTGGTTCTAGCTCAGGCGGTAATGTAACAGGATCAGGGATATTTGGGCCTAAGAACTCCAAAACGATTGTTAAAATCAACAAGTTTCTAGGAACCTCTACGCAGGCTGCGGATAGTGATTTAGTCGCAGCGTTTACTGGCTGGACATCTGCTCATCAGGGCAAGGGAATCGCCTACGTCGTTACTAAATGGACGTTAGACGAAGATTCTCAAGAAACTTGGGACAAGTACACCCCACAGAACATCAAGGCTCTAGTACAGGGCAAGAAACTCTATGACCCACGGCTAGAGTATGCGGCGGTATCGACTTACGGGCAGGACATAACGAACGCGAGTTACATAGCTTACGGTGATAATCCAGCCTTATGTTTGGTCGATTATTTGATCAACTCAGATTATGGAATGGGTATCGCTGCGTCCAAGATTGATTGGGATGCAGTAGTCACAGCCGCTGACGGTTGTGATGTTTCAGTAAACATTCCAAATAGCGCTACAGAAAAACGATTCACCTGTAACGGCGTTCTGTTCGGTACTGACTCTCACAGAACCAACATCAACAAGATCCTTAGTTCAATGAACGGCAATCTTTCCTATGTCAACGGAAAGTACGTGATGCGAGCTGGCATTTACGAAGAGCCTGCCATTAGCCTGAACGAAGATGATCTGATTTCTGGGTTGTCAATTAAGACTTCTTTGGAGCGTGGTGATAGATTTAACACGATCAAGGGCGTTTTCATTGATCCCAGTCAGAATTACAAGTCTACTGAGTTTCCAGAGGTACAGCTTGCTGACGCTCTGAGCAGGGACAATAACGAGGTTTTAGACAAAGAAATTGCGCTAAATATGACTAACTCGTTATATATGGCGCAGAGGATTTCTAACAAGCTGATCCAATTATCTGATCAGCAGAAAATTGTTAGCTTTCCAGCGAATTTATCTGCGATGCGTATTGCTGTCGGTGATCGTGTCCAAGTCTCGATTGACGAACTTAGCTGGTCTAACAAGGTATTCCAGTGTCTAGGTTGGACGTTTAGCGAAGAAGGTGGGGTCAATCTTACGCTACGCGAAGACTCGTCTACCTCGTATGCAGATCCCGCTGCTAATACCTATTCCACGATTTCTGCTACTGGCGACATTGATCCCGGCTTTCGTGGTGTCCCCGGCCCATCTGGCCTAAGCGCTACCGCTGGTTTAAAGAACGTAGAGCTTGACTGGGTTAATCCTCCGAACAATAAAGACTTTGAGTCTATCTTCGTCTACGCAAGCGCTACATCGAGCTTCTCAGCAGCGGTCAAGATTGGTGAAACGGATGGAACTCAGTTCGTCCATGACTTTGCAAACGGGCAGGATGCCGTAAGCCCTGGAGATACCCGCTACTACTGGGTTAGAGCTATAAGGTACGTCGGTACTTCATCTGAAGCTCGATCTGTCCTAGAGCCTAATGCCGATCCTAATACCACGGTTTTCGCTACAGTCGGAAGGGTCGAATGGTCTGATGTCGCAGGTTCAACCAATGCGCCAGAAGATAACGCTACGGCTGGGGCTACCGTCGGCACTGATTTGTATGCTGCTGACGGAATTACTGTTTTAACTGAGACAGATGTTAAAAACTCGGTTCTTGCTCAAGATATTCTCACAGTCGAAGTCGAGGCAGGCGATGTCTTAGATTTGGAAACGGGTGCTGATGTAGACATCCAGAACTTAGGCGATGTTGCGATCTACGTTAGCGATCAGAATTCGATTCTAAATTCGTCAATCACGTCTGTCAGCAATTCGCTTTCCGCACTTCAGGACGTAGTAGTCGATCTTACAACTGGAGTTGGTGAAGTTTATGTCCAAGCTACGGCTCCAGTAGCAGGCGTTGGTGGGGTTTCTGATCCTATCCCTGATTTCTCAAGATGGTATGACTCAGACGATAGCAA